AGCGGCTACAAAAAAATTAGCTATATTTGATGCATTTGAGATTCTTAGCAGAATAGAATCTGAAAGAGAAAGCATTGAAATGTCTGAAAAAGGAGTTAGTAAAACTGATACAAAACAAGGGTTTGCAGAAAGAAGGTCTAAATAGTTTATACGAAGTAGTCAAAGATTACATACCTTCCCATTCTATTACTAAAAAGAATGGCAATAAGTCTTGGCTATATGGTTATAATGACCAATACGATGTTATTGTAATATCCAAAACAGGTCAAATAGGAGATGTTGTGAATATTGCAGGTCTTTATATTGCTCTTCCACCTACTCCAAAAGATTGCATTAAAAGAAGTACCGTAAAAGCTGAACAACATTGGGAAAGAGAACCTCTCCCGAAACAACTCTCAAGAATACAATCAATATTCCAATGGAATGAAATGCCATCTGATTTTAAAAATAGATGGGTTGATTATATTGAAAATGAGTTTGATTGTAGGGAAAATGGGGTGTGGTTTATGAATAATGGAACTCCTACCTACATAACAGGTTCTCATTATATGTACCTTCAATGGGCAAGTATTGATGTTGGCTATCCTGACTTTCGTGAAGCAAATAGGATATATTGGATTTTTTGGGAAGCCTGTCGAGCTGACCCAAGAAGTTTTGGTATGATATACTTAAAGATTAGACGTTCAGGATTTTCTTTTATGTCATCATCTGAATGTATTAATGTTGGAACTCTTGCTAAAGATGCTCGAATAGGAATACTGTCTAAAACGGGTTCTGATGCGAAAAAAATGTTTACTGACAAAGTTGTTCCTATAAATAGCAGACTTCCGTTTTTCTTTAAACCTATTATGGATGGTATGGACAAGCCAAAGACCGAATTGGCTTTCCGTGTACCGGCATCTAAGATTACAAAGAAAAATATGTACGACACCGAAAATGAAATCATAGAAGGGTTAGATACATCAATAGATTGGAAGAATACAGAAGACAACTCCTATGATGGAGAAAAACTATTATTCTTAGCTCACGATGAGTCGGGTAAATGGACTAAGCCTAATAATATCAAAGAGAATTGGCGAGTAACTAAAACTTGTCTTCGATTAGGGTCTAAAATTATTGGAAAGTGTATGATGGGTTCAACCTCAAATGCATTATCTAAAGGAGGGCAAAACTATAAAGATATGTTTGAGGACTCAGCAGTTACTACTCGTAATGCTAATGGTCAAACAAAAAGTGGACTATATGCTTTGTTTATTCCTATGGAATGGAATATGGAAGGGTTTATAGATGTATATGGTATGCCTGTGTTTAGAACTCCTGAAGTTCCAATTACAGGAGTTGATGGTGGTATTATTAGTATGGGTGCTATTGACTATTGGGAGAATGAAGTTGACTCTCTTAAAAACGATTCTGATGCGTTGAATGAATACTATAGACAGTTTCCAAGAACAGAGTCTCACGCATTTAGAGACGAGAGTAAACAATCTTTGTTTAACCTTACAAAAATATACCAACAAATAGATTATAACGATACTCTTATAAAAGAACATTTTACAACTCGCGGAACTCTTCATTGGAGAGATGGAGTTAAGGATACTAAAGTTATTTTTACTCCTGATTCAAGGGGTAGGTTTTTAGTTAGTTGGACACCTCAAAAATATTTACAAAATAATATACAGACAAGAAACGGAATGAAGTATCCCGGAAACGAACACATTGGCTCGTTCGGGTGTGATAGCTATGATATATCAGCTGTAGTAGGAGGCAGAGGCTCTAATGGTTCTTTGCACGGATTGACTAAGTTTCATTTAGATGAAGCTCCTGTAAATGAGTTTTTTTTGGAGTATATTGCAAGACCTCAAACCGCAGAGATATTTTTTGAAGAAGTGCTTATGGCTTGTGTGTTTTATGGTATGCCAATTTTAATTGAGAATAATAAACCTCGATTGCTTTATCATTTTAAAAATAGAGGTTATAGACATTTTTGTTTAAATAGACCTGATAAACAATATAATAAACTAACAAAAACTGAACGTGAACTTGGGGGAATGCCTAACTCATCAGAAGATGTAAAACAATCTCACGCATCTGCAATTGAATCTTACATAGAAAAATATGTTGGAATGGATTTTACGGGAGATTATAGAGATAGTGATGAAATAGGAACGATGCCTTTTACGAGAACATTAGAGGATTGGGCTAAATTTGATATTAACGATAGAACTAAATTTGATGCGTCTATTAGCTCGGGATTGGCTATTATGGCTAATCAAAAGCATTTATATACACCTGAGAAAAAAGATTCAAAAATAAGTATTAACTTCGCAAGGTATTCTAATGAAGGTTCAACAAGTCAATTAATAAAATGAAAAACGTAACAATAGATATTACATCGTCAGCTTTTCCAAGTCAGTTAGCTACTGATGCGGAAAAAGCATCCGAACAATTTGGTTTACAAGTTGGTCAAGCTATTCAATACGAATGGTTTAGAAAGGATGGAAATAATTGCAGATATTATGGTCAATGGAAAGAGTTTCATAGATTAAGATTATACGCAAGAGGAGAGCAAGGAGTTGGTAAATATAAGAACGAATTAGCTATTGATGGCGATTTATCATACTTAAACTTAGATTGGACCCCTGTTCCTGTTATTCCAAAGTTTGTTGACATTGTTGTAAATGGAATGTCTGATAGATTATTTAAGGTTAAGGTGTACGCGCAAGATGCTATGTCTCAATCCAAGAGAAGTAAGTATCAAGATATGATTGAAGGTCAGATGCTTGCAAAACCTATTTTAAAAACAGTTCAAGAAAAAACAGGATTTAATCCTTTTACTACTGACCCTAATAAGTTGCCTGAAACGGATGAAGAGTTGAAATTGTATATGCAATTAAACTACAAACCGGCTATTGAAATAGCTGAAGAAGAAGCTATCAATACTATTTTTGATGAAAATCATTATGATGAAATTAGAAAAAGACTTGACTATGATGCTACTGTACTTGGTATATCTATTGCTAAACACGAATTTCTTCAAGGAACAGGAGTGAAAATTTCTTATGTTGACCCTGCTAATGTAGTGTATAGTTATACTGAAGACCCATACTTTAGAGATTGTTTTTATTGGGGAGAAATCAAAACTGTTCCTATTACAGAGTTAATGAAAATTGACCAAAAACTAACCAAAGAAGATTTACAAGAAATTACTCAATATAGTCAAGGTTGGTATGATTATTATAATGTGGCTCAATTTTACGAAAATAGTGTATTCTCAAGAGATACTTGTACGTTAATGTATTTTAATTATAAAACTACAAAGAAAATAGTTTATAAAAAGAAGATAATTGATGAAGTTGGAAACTCAAGAATAATTCAAAAAGACGACACTTTCAATCCTCCTACTCAAATGATGGAAGAAGGTAACTTTGAGAAAATAGAAAAAACTATTGACGTATGGTATGAAGGTATTATGGTAATGGGAACTAATATTCTATTACAATGGAGAATGTCTGAGAATATGGTAAGACCAAAGTCAGCAAGTCAGCACGCTTTGCCAAACTATGTAGCATCAGCACCTCGTATGTATAAAGGAGCTATTGAATCTTTAGTTCGTAGAATGATACCATTTGCTGACCTTATTCAAATTACACACTTAAAATTACAGCAAGTAATTAATCGTGTTGTTCCGGATGGTGTATTTATTGATGCTGATGGACTTAATGAAGTTGATTTAGGTAATGGCGCAGCTTATACTCCTGAAGATGCATTAAGACTATACTTCCAAACAGGTTCTGTTGTCGGTAGAAGTTTTACTCAAGATGGAGATTTTAACAATGCAAAAGTTCCTATTACTCAGTTAAATTCTAACAATGGAACAGGTAAAACTCAAATGCTTATTGCTAATTATAATCATTATATGGATATGATTAGAACTGTAACAGGTCTTAATGAGGCAAGAGATGGTTCTACTCCTGACCCTAATTCATTAGTTGGATTACAAAAATTAGCTGCTTTGAACTCAAATACAGCTACTCGACATATATTAGAGGGTGGATTGTTTATCTATCGTTCAATGGCAGAAGCATTGACTTACAGAATTGGAGATATTTTACAGTATTCAGATTTTAAAGAAGAATTTGCTAATCAAATAGGTAAATACAATGTATCTATACTTGATGAAATATCGGACCTTTATATTTATGACTTTGGTATCTTTATTGAGGTTGCACCTGATGAAGAACAAAAAGCTCAACTTGAAGCTAATATTCAAATGGCTTTACAGAAAGGAGATATTAATCTTGAAGATGCTATTGATATTCGTGAGTTAAAAAATCTTAAACTTGCAAACCAATTGTTAAAAATGAAGAGAATTAAAACTCAAGAAAGAAAAGAACAATTGGAAATGCAGAAACAAGCGATGCAATCTCAATTACAATTGCAGTCTCAACAAGTAGCAGCTCAAGCTGCTATTCAAAAACAGCAAATGGAATTACAGTCTAAGTTGAAGTTTATAGAAGTAGAGACTCAGTATAACATTAAAACTATGCAAGTACAAGCTGAGTTGAAATCACATTTAATGGCAGAAGAGTTTATGTATAATGAAAAGCTTCATACTATGGAAATGGAAACTGTAAGCAAGAAACAACAAGATAGCGAAATTGCTAAAGATAAGCGTATAAGCATACAAAATACACAACAATCAAAACTAATAGACCAACGCAAAAATAACTTACCTCCATTGAATTTTGAGTCCAATGAAGATAGCTTAGATGGCTTTGATTTAGGAGAATTTGACCCGCGTTAAAAATGTCAAATATTTTGTATAGATTTGTAAAAAATTAAATCAAATTAAAATTAAATCAAATGGAAATGAAAGTTAGATTATTAGATGGTACAGAAGAAAAAAGCGTTGCTCAAGTAGAACAAGAATTACTTGAAAAACACGAGCAACAATTTGAAAATGTTAGAGTGCCCGGACAAGATATTCCTGTAGTTGAAGTTCCTGTAGTTGAAACTCCTGTAGTTGAAACTCCTGTAGTTGAAACTCCTGTAGTTGATACCGATGAAGAATTAGATGAACAAAAAGTTCTTACATATATTGGAAAAAGATACAATAAGCAGATTAATTCATTAGATGAATTGACAGCGCAAAGGGAAGAAGCTGAGGCTTTGCCAGAAGATGTTGCTGCTTATATGAAATACAGAAAAGAAACAGGAAGAGGTTTTGATGATTTCTTAAGTCTTAAAAAAGACTTTGATTCAATGGACCCTGAAAGTTTACTTGAAAATTATTTATCAGCAACTCAAGAAGGACTTGATGCTGATGATATTGAAACTCTAATGGATGATTACCGATATGATGAAGATATTGATGATGATTCAACTATTAGAAAAATAAAATTAG